GAGCTGGTGACCTTCCGATGAGCGTCTCTGCCATGCCGATGCCCGCGCCTGCCCGGCCGCCGGCGTCGCCCACCCAGCCGGGCGCCATCACCACCGACAGGACCAGCATGACCAACCGAACCACTCTGGCGCAGCTGCGCGAGATGGACGCCGCGCAGGCCGCACGCCTGCCCGTCGATCATCTGGCGCTGCTGCTGGAAGAGGTCGGGGCGTTGAAGGCCGACGCCAAGCACCTCGCCGACCTGCTGCACGACGCGCTGCATGCCCGCTACGGCGAAGCGGCTGCCGCGGCCCGCCGCGCCGAGGGCAAGGACACCGGCCGCGTCCGCCTGGAGCAGGACGGCTTCGAGATCGTCGCGGACCTCGCGAAGCGCGTGGAATGGAGCCAGCCGAAGCTGGCGGAGGCGGTCGCCACCATCCGCGGCTGGGGCGAGGACCCCGCCGACTACGTGACCACCGAGATCCGCGTGCCGGAAAGCCGCTTCACGGCGTGGCCGCCGCGCATCCGGGCAGTGTTCGAACCAGCGCGCACCGTCGCCACCGGCCGCCCCTCCTACACCCTCGAACCGAAGGACGCCGCGTGATGGCGCACGAACTCCGCATCCAGGTCGCGATCCCCCTCGAAGGCGACGTGATCTCCCGCGCGAAGGACGTCGCCGCCTTCGAACCGACCCTCGACGCATTCGCCGAGGCGGTCGCGCGCGCCGGCGGCGACATCAAGGTCGACGTCATCAAGGCGAAGCCGCGTATGCCGAAGGAGCCGCACTGATGGCGATCTCCCTCGCATCGCTCCGGCGCGGCGGTGAGACGCGCCCGCCGCGGATCCTCGTCTACGGCGTGGCCGGCGTCGGCAAGACCCAGCTCGCCGCCGACGCGCCGGACCCGGTGTTCCTGCAGACGGAGGACGGGCTCGGCCGGATCGACGCCGCGACCTTCGGGCTGTTGCGCAGCTTCGACGCGGTGATGGAGGCGCTCGGCAGCCTCTACATGGAGGACCACGACCACCAGACCGTCGTGCTCGACAGCCTCGACTGGCTGGAGCCGCTGGTCTGGCAGCACACGGCGCAGGCGCACAACCAGCCGGACATCGAGTCCTTCGGTTACGGCAAGGGCTACCTCGCCGCGCTCGACACCTGGCGCAGCTTCCTCGACGGCGTGAACGCGCTGCGCGACGAGCGCGGCATGGGCGTGATCCTGATCGCGCATGCCGAGATCCGGCGCTTCGACAGCCCCGAGACCGAGCCCTACGACCGCTACCAGCCGAAGCTGCACCGCGGCGCCTCCGCGCTGGTGCAGGAGCATGTCGATGCCGTGCTTTTTGCGAACTACCGGGTCAGCACGCTGAAGTCTGACGTCGGCTTCAACAAGAAGGTGGTGCGCGGCGTGAGCGGCGGCGACCGCCTGCTCCACACCGCCGAGCGCCCGGCCTTCCTGGCGAAGAACCGCTTCGGGCTGCCGGAGACGCTGCCGCTGTCCTGGCCCGAGCTCGCCGCCGGCATCCCCTTCTACGCGACGCCGCCCGGCGCCGCCCCCGCCTCCACCACTGCAGCCCGGAGCTGACCCATGGCCTCCCTCAACGGAACCTTCGATGCGACCGAAGTCGCCCCCGCCGTCCCGCTCGAGGTGCTGCCACCCGGCAAGTATCTCGCGCATCTGATCGAGAGCGAGATGCTGCCGACCAAGGCCGGTGATGGGCAGTACCTGAAGCTGGTGTTCGAGGTTCTGGAGGGCCCCGCCGCCCGCCGGAAAATCTTCGACCAGCTGAATCTGGTGAACCGCAACGAGCAGACGGTCGAGATCGCGCAGCGCACGCTCTCCGCCATCTGCCACGCGGTGGGCCAGGTCCACGTCAGCGACAGCGAGCAGCTGCACTTCAAGCCGCTGATCGTGACCCTGAAGGTCAAGCCGGCCGGCAACGACAAATCCGGCATCTACCGCGAGGCGCGGAACGAGGTGGCCGGCTACTCCGCGGCGTCGGCGGGCGCTGCCGGCACCACCGCCCAGCGCCCGGCCGCTGCGGCGCCGCGCGCGACCCCGCCGGCGCCCCCGGCGGGCACCCGCCCCGGTGCCGCTGCCACGCCGCCCTGGCGCCGCAACGGCTGACGACACCGCCGGCGGACACATCCGCCGGCCCCTCCTTCCTCCCTGCGGGACCAGCCATGGCCGTCCTTCCACCGCCGTCGAGCCCCACCGTCACCGCCATCTACGCCGCCTACGAGGCGGCCGCGGATGCCGGCTACCGCGCGCATCTCGGCGCCTCGCAGATCGGCGCCGAGTGCGAGCGCGCGATCTGGTACACCTTCCGCTGGGCCACGCGCGCCCGGCACACCGGCCGCCTCCTCCGGCTTTTCGAGACGGGCCACCTGGCCGAGGCGCGGTTCGTCGCCGATCTGCGGCGCATCGGCGTCACCGTGCTGGACGTGGATCCGGCGACCGGCCGGCAGTGGAACCTCCGCGACGCTGGTGGCCACTTCGGCGGCAGCATGGACGCGGTCGCCAAGGGCCTCCCCGAGGCCCCCGCCACCTGGCACGTCTGCGAGTTCAAGACCCACAGCGCGAAGTCCTTCGCCAAGTTGAAGGCCGAGGGCGTCGCCGCGTCGAAGCCGCTGCACTTGGCACAGATGCAGGCCTACATGCAGCTCGCCGGCCTCGATCGCGCCTTCTACCTGGCGGTCTGCAAGGACACGGACGAGCTCTACCAGGAGCGCATCCGGCACGACGCAGAGGCCGGGCTGCGCATCCTGGCCAAGGCCGCGCGCATCATCGGCGCGGCCCGGCCGCCGTCCCGCATCAGCCAGGATCCGACCTGGTGGCAGTGCCGGGTCTGCGACCACCACGCCGTCTGCCATGGCGGCGCCGCGCCGGAGCGGCACTGCCGATCCTGCCTGCATGCCTCGCCGGTCCAGGGCGGTGATTGGCACTGCGCCCGGCATAGCGCCCCGCTGGACCGGCGCGAGCAGGAGGCGGGCTGCGCTGCGCACCTCTATCTGCCCGACTTCGTCGCCGCCGAGCAGCTCGACGCCGGCGAGGATTGGGTGAGCTACCGGCTGCCCGACAACACCGTCTGGCGCGACGGGGTGGCGGCATGACCCTGTCGCTCCGCCCCTATCAGCGCGCCGCAATCGAAGCGCTCTACGACTACTTCGCCGCCAGCGTGGGCAACCCGCTGATCGTGATGCCGACCGGCACAGGGAAGTCCGTGGTCATCGCCGGCTTCACGCGCGAGGCCATCGCCGCCTACGGCGACACCCGCGTCCTGATCCTCACCCACGTGAAGGAGCTTATCCAGCAGAACTTCATGGCGCTGCTCCGCGCCTGGCCCGAGGCGCCGGCGGGCATCTACTCCGCCGGCCTGTCCCGCCGTGACATCCACGCGCAGATCCTGTTCGCCGGCATCCAGTCGATCCACCGCCACGCGAGGCAGGTGCAGCGCTGCGACCTCGTGCTGATCGACGAGGCGCATCTGCTCGGCCGCGGCGACAGCGGCATGTACCGCTCCTTCCTGGCGCAGCTGAACGAGATCAACGCGGGCCTGCTGAAGGTCGTGGGCTTCACGGCGACGCCCTATCGCCTGGACAGCGGCATGCTGCACGAGGGCAAGGATCGGCTTTTCACCGACATCGCATTCCAGGTGCCGGTGCTGGACATGATCCAGCAGGGCTATCTCTGCCCGGTCGTCCCCAAGCAGACCACGACCCAGCTCGACGTCGGCGGCGTCGGTACCCGCGGCGGCGAATTCATCGCCAAGGACCTCGAGGCAGCAGTCGACCGGGACGAGGTCACGCGCGCCGCGGTGGCCGAAATCGTCCAGCATGGCGAAGGCCGCGGCTCCTGGCTGGTCTTCTGCTCGGGCGTCGCGCATGCCCGCCACGTCCGCGACGCTATCCGCGAGCATGGCGTCAGCTGCGAGACCGTCACAGGCGACACGCCCGGTCCGGAGCGCGATGCGATCCTGGCGGCCTTCAAGGCGGGGCGGCTGCGCTGCGTCACCAACGCGAACGTGCTCACCACCGGCTTCGACGCCCCGGGCGTGGACCTGATCGCGCTGCTGCGCCCGACGAAGAGCGTCGGCCTCTACGTCCAAATGGTCGGCCGCGGCACGCGCCTCGCCGAAGGCAAGGACGACTGCCTGGTGCTCGACTTCGCCGGCAACACAGCGCGGCACGGCCCAATCGACACGGTCGACGGCCGGAGGAAGGAGAAGTCGGACGAGCCAGGCGAGGCACCGATCAAGGTCTGCCCGGAATGCCAGACCATCAACCACGCCAGCGTGCGGCGCTGCATCGAGTGCGACCACGAGTTCCCGCCGCCGGTGGTGAAGGTGGCGCCGCAGGCAGCGTCGAACGCGCTGCTCTCGACCCAGGTCCAGGCGACCTGGTCCGACGTCACAGGGATCAGCTACGCGCGCCACGAGAAGCCCGGCAAGCCGGCGTCGCTGCGCGTCACCTATGAGTGCGGCCTAGCGCGGCACAGCGAGTGGGTCTGCTTCGAGCACACCGGGTTCCCGCGCGACAAGGCGGTGGGCTGGTGGCGGCGCCGCGCCGGCAATCTGCCGCCACCGGGGACGGTCGACGAGGCCCTGCAGCAGGTGGACCAGCTCCGTCGTCCGATCGCGATCCAGGTCCGGCCCGCGGGCCAGTACACCGAGATCGCGGCCGCGAGGTTCGTGTGAGATGCGCCGCCTGTCGCCTCCGCACCGCCCGCGGCTTCGGGTGGTTCGATCCGCGCATTCGGACCTCCGATCCACTGCCAGCCTGCTCCATGCGCTGCATGAGCGCGCTCTGCCGGAGGTGGGGCGTGGTTGATCCTGACGAGCACGAGATCGCCGCCATCGCGGCCGCCAGCCCCATGGCCGGGGAGTACCTGGACAGCATCGGGAAGACCGACCTCGCAGTGCTGACCGAAGCCGAGTGGCTGACGCTGCTCGAGGTGATCATCACGGCCTACCAGGACGAGCTCGCTCGGCGGCTGGATCAGGGGCGACATCCTGCGCCGCCGCTTGTGGTGGGAGGGCGGGCGTGACCCAGACCTCCTTCATGGCCGACTATGGCGAGCGGCTGGTCGACAACGGCTACTCCGTCATCCCGATCATGCCGGGCACCAAGGTGCCGGGGCAGTTCCGCGGGGGCGAGTGGTCGCTCTATCCCGACTGGACCCGGCATTGCGACAGGCCGACGAAGTCCTTCGAGGTGGACATCTGGCGCCGCTGGCCCGGCTGCGGTGTGGGCATCGCCACCGGCGCGGTGGTGGGCATCGACATCGATATCCTGGACGGCGCGCTCGCCATCCAGCTCGCCGACCTCGCGGCCTCCATGCTGGGCGACACGCCCTGCCTGCGCATCGGCCGCGCCCCGAAGCGGCTGCTGGTCTATCGCGCGGCCACGCCTTTAGCCGGCCGCAAGCGCCATCCCCTCGAGCTGCTGGCGCGCGGCCAGCAATTCGTCGCCTATGCGGTGCACCCCGACACCGGCCGCCCCTATGACTGGCCGGAGGACAGCCTGGTGGAGCTGCCGCTCTCGCGCCTCCCTGTGGTGGACGAAGCGGGATGCGCCGCCTTCCTCGACGCTGCCTGGCGGCTCGTGCCCGACGAGGTCCGGGTCAACTCGATCCTGGCGGACGCACCGACCAGCGCCTGGCGCGGCCCGAGTGACCCGAAGGGCACGCGGGACGCCATCGCCGAGGCCCTGGCCTGGCTGCCGAATGACGACCTGCCGGGCAATGAATGGATCACCGTCGGCGCGGCGATCAAGGCCGCCCTTGGCGAGGAGGGGCGCGACCTCTGGCTCGATTGGTCGCGGCAGGCCCGGAAGTCTGGCCAGTCCGGCCGTACCGACACGCCGGAGCGACGCTGGAAGACGCTGCGGCCGCACAGCGTCGGCGCCGGGACGATCTACTGGCTCGCCGAGCAGCGCGGCTGGGTGCCGGATCCTGCCCTGACCCTGAACGGCACGGCGGCGGAGCAGGCGGCACAGCCCCACCCGGCCGCGGCGCTGCTGGCGAAGGTCGTCGCTCCGCCGCTCCCCGCCGCCCCGCCGCCGAAGCCCTATCGCGTCCCGCCCGAACTGCTGGAGGTGGACGGCGCGCTGAAGCTGTTCCTGGACTACGGCACCGCCAGCGCCGTCAGCCCGCAGCCCTTCCTCTCGCTCGGCGCCGCCATCTGCCTGGTCGGCACCATCGCCGGGCGCCGCTATCGCACGCCGACCGACCTGCGCAGCAACGTCTACGCGATCGGGATCGCCGACAGCGGCGGCGGCAAGGACCACGCCCGCCGCTGCGTGAAGCGCGCGATCTATGCGGCGGGCCTCGACCGCTACCTGGGCGGCGAGGACCTCGCCTCCTCGGCCGGCCTGCTCACCTCCCTGCAGCGCCATCCTGCCCGCCTGTTCCAGGTCGACGAATTCGGCCAGTTCCTGAAGATGGTCCTGAGCCAGCGCGCGCCCGCCCATAAGGCGGCCATCTGGTCCGAGCTGACGAAGCTCTACACCTCGGCGGCCGAGCCCTACATCGGCGCCGAGTACGCCGACCAGAAGGCGCGGCCGCGGGTCACCATCGAGCAGCCCTGCGCCTGCATCTGGGGCGTCACGGTGCCCGGCCCGTTCTGGTCGGCGCTGGAGGGCGGCGCGC